CGGCGTTAAGCCTAAGTCAAAGGCGGGGGAGTACTTCCGCAACAACGTTTGGTGGTGGCATCCACTGTGGGACTACTGCTCTGCCAAGCACATAGACATAATCGGGGAGCATCTCGCTGAGCACGGGCATTACAATTCGGGGTACGGTCTTAGTGAGGAAAGGGCACGCGAACTAGGCGAGGCCTTGCTTGCTGACATTGAGGCAGGCATCACGGCTCAGTGGAAGGTTGACTGGGACTCTCAGATTGCTCAGATCCCACGTGAGACGTGCTTCATCTGTCATGGCTCTGGTATCCGTGACGATGAACTAGGCAAGGAGAATGGTCAGGACACCAAGGAACTTGATCCTGAGTTGGCTATCCTGCTCGGCCGTACTCACGGCTGGTGTAACGGGTGTAACGGCGAGGGTCTTCGTGACTCCTGGGCTAGTAATTACCCGTTCGAAGTGGAGAACGTCAAGGAGTTCGCTGAGTTCCTGTTGGAGTGTGGAGGATTCGAGATATGTTGAGCAAGTGGAAAGATAGTCCGTTAGTGGGTAAGCGTGTTCGTCTTGAACACACGACAGACCCCTACACGAAACTACGCCCAGGTGATGAGGGCGTGGTTGATTTCATTGACGATGCTGGAACAATCTTTGTCAGGTGGGATGACGGATCAGGGCTTGGCCTTGTGCTTGGTGAAGATAGATTTGCGGTGGTTAGCTAATGGCTAAGATCGAGGTATCCGCTAAGCCAGTAGTCATAACACGGATTGCTACTCGCATGATTGGATTGTTGGTAGCTGGTCGTGTTATGCTCAACGATCCCAACCTACTGTACGTGTTGCTGAGTTCGGCGTACTTTGTGTCGTTGTTAGTCGCTACGATCACTTGGATTATGTACGCACAATGGCGAGCACGTGAGGGATGGGTCAACGAGATTGACATACCAGACAACGACCTACTGTAACCACAACATGAGGACCACACATGTACAACCTAGCCTTGCCTTTGTTACCTCACCAAGAGGAGGCAGTTCAATTTGTAATTGATCAGAGGCAGGCTTTCCTCGCTTTGGACATGGGCTTAGGTAAGACAGCGTGTGCAATCGCCGCTATCTCCTACGCCCATTCCATAGGCGAGGTACCTGCTCTTGTCATCGTGCCACCATCGTTGAGAACAACATGGTTGAAAGAGTTAAGCAAGTTTGCGCCACACCTTAGGGTGTGCGTTGTGCGTGGGTCGTACATCAAACCACTTGAAGACGCCGATGTTTACATCATCGGTGATTCTGTGATCAAGCATTGGGTTGATCCAACTGACCCACTTAGCCTTGATAACAAAATCAAGATGTTGGTTGTTGACGAGTCACATCGAGTCAAGAACATGACAGCCGCACGTACTCGTGCAGTGATCAAGCTGTCCAAGACAGTACCTGGCATGAAGATACTTATGTCTGGCACACCAACCCCTAACGGGCGCAACCAAGAGATAGCCTCTCAGATTGAGATCCTTGGCCAAACCGCGTGGGATGGGATTGGTGGTAAGGGTAAGTTCTGGACTTACCATTGCCCCATTGAACGTGATGATAAGGGCAAGCTCAACCGCTTTGGTAAGCGTGCCAGCATTGATCAGCTAGGGCTTCATGACGCAATGACATCATCGTTTATGATGCGCAAGCGTAGACATGAGGTGTTGGACCTACCCAACAAGGGTAGGTCAGCAATACATATTGAGAGCACTGGTAGTGCAGTTGATGATTACCTGCTGGCCGAGGAAGATCTAATTGCGTATCTGGCCGGCGCCGGCCTTGAGTGGCGTGGTGCTGCTCGTAATGAGGCGCTAGTCAAGCTAACCACTATGAGGAGGTTAGCCGGTGAGTGTAAGGTGCCTGGTGTAATCAATCGTGTGAAAGAGATACTCAACGAGAGTGCACACGATGACGTACCCCCTGGTATCTTCGTGGTTGCCGAGCACCGTATGGTGATGGAGAAGATCACTCATTCTCTCCACTCTTATGGGGTAGTTGAGTACAACGGTTCAATGGACGATGGTCAAAAGGCCGACGCAGTTGATATGTTTACATCTGGTGACGCTCGTGTTATGGTCGGCCAGATCAAGGCAGCAGGCGTTGGCCTTACGCTTCATGGTGGTGGCCGTAACCATCATGTGATTATCGTACAGTTACCATGGTCTCCTGCTGATATCCAGCAGGCAGAGGACAGACTTCACCGCATCGGTCAAACAGCCGATGTCGATGTGGAGATCTGTATAGCAAGCATCAATGGCTCATGGACAGTAGACGAACGTCTGTGGTCATTGTTGGAAAACAAAGCATTCTCAGCAGGTGAGCTCATCGATGGTAAAGGTGAGTTCCTACTTGAAGAGATACAAGACAGTCTCATTGAGACTTATCGATAAGGAGACATATGCCAATCATCAAATCATCTGAGTCTGGTGAACAGATTACAGTTGTAATCTTTACAAGGCAGGAAATCAAGGCGTTAGTAACACTTCTGGAGTCAGTGGACAAAGACAATTCTAGTGTGTTAGTTGCGATGTCAGATCTTGAGGATCTTTACTACGCACTTAACATTCCGTTTGTTTTTGACAACGACGAGTCCAAGTAACAATAAGGAAAGGATAACAATGGTTGCAGCTAAGGCCCTCATTGCGGGCATGAAGGTTGACGTTGTGTCTGGTCCATACAAGGGAGCCACTGCCACGGTCATTGACCCAACAGTGTTCCCTGATGGTCACCCAGAGCAGCGCAAGGTAACGGTGCACGTTGATGGTGTTGGTGATATGTTCATCATCCCCAAGCAGCTCGGCATCGCTGGCATGACACCCACATACACATCACCGGTTGTACGAGCAACCGTGCCAACCGTGACCGTGTCTAAGACGCCTATCACATCGCTTGACGATCCTATGTTGGATCGCTGGCGCCCTACCCGCCCCAACATCCTCAAGGAATATGTACCTCGTAAGCTCGCCGGTGACCTTACTGACACCGAGGTTCTTATGCGGTACTGGCGTGAGGATCGTATCAACGGTTACGCACCTAACATCGGACTTGTTGGTGACACCCAGTCAGGTAAGACCATGCTCGTTGAAGTTATGGCTCACCTTATTGCTAAGGAGATGGGCTTATCTAAGCCACTGCCCGTCTTCTTGCTTGCGGGTAACAGCGCCATTACCGACCACGACATGTTCGGTCAGTATCGTCCCGACGAGAACGGTGACCTTGTATGGATGGAGGGCGTTGTTGCGCTAGCTGCCCGTATCGGTGGCATCCTGTATCTTGACGAGATCAACGCTATGCCCGGTAACGTCACTGCGGCGCTTCACCCGTTGGCAGACGACAGACACCAGTTTGTCAATATCCGTAAGCCTGTCGATGACGGTCACGGTGGCAAGATGGCCGAGGTCGTAACAGCATCTACTGACTTGTGGATTATTTCCACGTACAACCCCGGTTATGCCGGTATGAGTAAGACTAACGAAGCATTCGCTGCTCGTTTCCGCTGGCTAACGTGGGACTACGACGAGGAAGTGGAGAAGCGACTGATCAAGTCTCCTGCTATTCGCTTGCTCGGCCAAGCGTTGCGTACTGCCCGTGAGACTCGTGCTATCGCCACACCAGTTGGCACATCGTCGTTGCAGCGCTTTGAGCGTGACATCGCAATGTTCGGTGTACCGTACGCATTGTGGTCGTTCTGTGGCCAATTCACCAACAAGTCCGAGCGCACTGTCGTGGAAACACTCATTGAAGATCGTAGTATCAATGCGATGCTTATCACTGAGTTTGAAGGAACTGTCGAACCAACCGCATAGAGAAAGGTAATCATGGAGTTATTTAACGACGAAGATGAAGACCTAGTCCCTACGTTAGAGGAACTAGCCTTAGGTAATCGGTTTACAAAAAATGAGTTACGCAACACACGGTCTCGTGTGCGTAACCAGGTTAACCGTGACCTCAAGAATTCAGAGAGACGTGCGGTTGACGCAGCCCGTCGTCTTATTGACCAGACTAGTAACTATGCACACAGGGCTTCGATAGAGAACAAGAACAAGCGGCGAAACGCTGAGGCGGTATGTTATGCAGCAGCCAATCTTGCTAACAAGGTTCTTAACTCGTTCAATATCCAGGTGCCAGTTACTGTTACTCCTACACGCACGAATGACAAGGACAGCCCAGGTGTTACTGCATACACGGACTTTCGGTCAATCAGCATAACAATTGACATGCTTAAGTACCAATCAGACAACCCAGAATCAATGGCTAGGTTGATGAATGACGTTAAAGCAATTGTTTACCACGAGGGTGGGCACTTACTATTCACCCACGAATTTGCTGAGATGTGCAAACAGGTTCACCAAAAGCTTGGAGTTGACTACAACGATTATGGGTACTTCCCCGCTGCTAAAGCGTGGCCAGGTGATGCCATAAAGTTTGGTCTTGATAATGACATTGTCAATCAAATGACGTATGACCAACTATCCAAGGCTCCCCCAAGCATAACCCTAGTTCTTCGTGCGTGGAACATACTCGAAGATCAACGCATGGAGACGGCGGTTGTCAACACATCTCCCGTAATGGCTCGTTATCTAGCCCCTCTTGTGTTGGCTAACGTTGCTACTCCTGGCAAGGAGGAGATGGCCTGGCCTTGGGTTATTGGCCGCAAATACCTGCCCAAAGAGGCTCGTGATGTGTTCCGTGACCTTGCCATGAACACCAAGGCCGCCCCGCTGTTGCCTCGCATGGAGGAGATCGTTATGCAGTATCGACGATCTAACGACATCTTTGAGATGTACGACCTATCAGTAGAGTTTGCTGAGTACGTACTTGTTTGGCTGGCCCAATTTAGCATTGGGGGTGATGGTCCAGGTAATCCTGGTAGACACAACGGGGCTAACCCGGACTCACCAAGTAAGCGTGACAAGGTTAACCCAGTTCCTGACCCTGACGCACACGAGAATCCTGACCAGCCGAAGTCTGATGGCACTAAGGGTGACAAGGGAGATAAGGGTAAGGATGGAGGCTCTGACGAACATCCAGGGAGTGACAGCAGCCCAGATGGGGATGGTGACAAAGATAACGAGGCTGAAAAGCCCTCACCTGATACAACCGCTGGACCAGCTGGCACTGATACCAAGCCTGCTGACAGGACTACCAACGAGGCAATTCGTAACATCCGAGATCAGCTTGAGCGTAAGAACCTAGATAACTCTCGAGACTCAGAGATCAACCAGTTCGTAGCTGATATCCACGAGTCAACTAACGCCAACGTTGCGCCCGATCGTACACGCCAGATTATGAATGATGAAGAACGTCAACGTGCAGTTACTGTCAATAATGAAATGCGAGATGTACTTGATAAGCTGATGTCTGACACAGACCCATCATGGACGTTCTACCAAGAGTCGGGCGTACTTGACCCAGTTAGTTACGAGTTAGCTGACCCTGGTGATACTAACTACTGGTCTGGCCTTTCCGGTGAAGGACGAGCCACCCATAACCTGTCAGTAACCATGTTGCTTGATACATCAGGTTCCATGGCCGCTGATGACACTGAGTTGTCGGTTGTTGCTATGGGTATCCGCAAGGCTTGCGAGCATATTGGGGTTATGTGCACAGTCATGACGTTCAACGACGAAGTACGCATGGTCGTTGCAGGTGACGATAACACTGATTACGTACGTGTCGCCGCTAATGGTGGTACCGAAGTGTTTGATGCTATGCAGACTCTCAACAGTTACCGCTACGGTAAGGACTTCCAGCTAGTCATTATTCTTACTGACGGTGAGTGGTCTGATGTCAAGGACTTGCGCATGTGGTCTAGCCCTGGTCGCCACATCATGCTTGTGGGGTTCCGTATGGGTGAGTCTTACCTCAGCAACAAAGGTTCTGACTCGGTGATCAGCATCAACAATCTCAGCGAGTTGCCCGCCAAGGTTACAAATGCTTTGGCTGGTTACTTCATGTGATGTTGTAAAACAAAAACACAACAGATAGGATAAACATATGACCACACAATTTGAAGACCAAGTATCTAATCTTCTTGAACTGCGAGAAGCTCTTAAGAAGATTGAGAACCAATACAAAGAGTTGGAGGAGGTAGTCAAGAACTACATGATCTCCAACAACGTAAACAAGGTGTCCGTCAACGGACATACCGTGAGTCTCGTGCAGGCAGAGCAGCGATCATTCAACGCTGAGGAACTGCAGGCATTGATCTCGGCAGCGACATTCAAGCAGGTCACCGAACCTAAGGTGAGCACCAGTTTGTTCGATGCTGCCGTGAGTCTTGGCAAGATCCCCTCGGATATTGCTGAGAAAGTAACCAACAAGAAACCGTACTCGCAACTGCGGGTCAAGTAGGAGAACCACAATGAACCCTTCCAACCTGGAAGTGAAGACCATCGTGACCCTTATTGCTGAGGGCCACATCAAGGGCGACGTAGCCATAGAGCTGATCGCCAAGTCGTGCGAGATCGACGTTGAGAAACTGTCGAGCGTCGTGCGTGTACTGGGTAAGCCGAAGTCGGTGTCCACTAGATGGGCAATTGCTGAAGACGCCCAATTGATCAAGCTGTGGAATGAGGGTAAGTCAGCATCCCAGATCGCTGAGGTGCTGAGGCGAACTCCGTCGGCTGTTAGCCAGCGAGTGTCTAACCTTCGTTCTGCTGGGCATAATATCCCGTTCCATCCGGGACCCGCGGCTAAGAGGACAGACAATCGGGTTGCGCCTAAGAAGCGCTAACCCCCAAGCGTAAGGAAAGGACGCCGGATTCCTGGGGTACCCAAGAAGCGCCGCTTTAATTAGCTGGCGCTCTCTCCTTTCTCTTCAGGACCTTTCCTCCCCCTACCCAGTATTTCGTGGACTTGCCTGGGTAGGGGGCGAAATCCGGTTAGACTCGCCATCAGCGCAATCGTGGCGCTGTCCAAGGAGGTCTACATGAGTCTATGCCGTGGCCCGCTATGTAGCGATAAGGTCGTTGCTAAAGGTCTGTGCGCAGCGCACTATAAGCAGATGCAACGCGATGGTGTGCTCCACGTAATCGATAAGTCAACTCTGCCAGAGGATAAGTTCTGGAAGAACATCAACAAGACCAAAGATGGTTGTTGGATATGGACCGGACCCGTTGATAAGGGTTATGGACGTATGTATATTGGAAGTAAGGCATTCCAGGTCCATCGTTGGTCGTATGAGCAGCATAAGCATGTGTCCCTGACCAAGGCAGAGACGCTAGACCACTTATGCCGTAACACTCTGTGTTGTAATCCCGATCATCTCGAGAAGGTATCTCTGATTGAGAACATCGAACGACAACACCTCTACCATGCTCTCAATGCTGAGATAAAGCGTCTGCGGGAGTTCCTGATTGATATCG